TTACGCCTTCTTTATATCCTCCATAATTCCACAGTGGGACATATTTGGGACATTATCACCAAAAATGTCGTCTATTTTCCTTGCATGCTCTGTCAAATGATTAGGCGCAAGGTGAGCATACCTACGAACCATTTCTATGGACTCCCATCCGCCCATTTCCTGAAGCACAGATAATGGGACGCCTGACTGGATCAGCCAGCTTGCCCAAGTGTGTCTGAGGTCATGGAAACGGAAATCTTCAATTCCTGCACGACGACAAGCTGATAGCCATGATGTCTTGCTGTCGATGCGCATCTTCCTGACCGCAGGCGTTGATGTTCCATCTGCTCGCTTAGCCGCCTTGGTATGTACAAACACCCATTTGTGATGCTTGCCTATTTGATCACGCAACACTTTACAGGCGGTATCGTTCAGCGCCACACCAATGGCGCGGTTTGATTTGCTCTCTTCTGGATTCACCCAGGCAACTCGTCGCTGCATGTCGATTTGTTGCCATTCCAGATTTATGATGTTCGACTTTCTCAGACCAGTTGCCAGCGCAAACTTGACGACAGATTTCAGTGGTTCGGGGCACTCATCAATAAGGCGTTTTGCTTCCTCCTTTTCCAGCCATCTGACTCGCTTGTTTCTGACCGCTGGTATCTTGATGACAGGCGCTTTTTCCAGCCACTTCCAGTCGCGTTCTGCAGCACGGAGAATGGCCTTTATCATGGCAAGATGCTTTGCCTTTGTCTGAGTTGATACTGGCTTTGGTTCATAAACAGGCGGTTCTTTACCTTTCCTGATGGCGGCCTGAACTTTCTGTTTCCATATTTCTTTCGTCTTTCTGTTATGCATTCTGCTTACAGCAGAGTAAATCTTTGCCTCCGAGATATCTTTAAGCCTTATACCCTCAAAATGTTCAAGCCAGAACTCAATCCGGCTTTTATCTGAATCGAGAGATTTTTTATCAGCTTTTTCCTCAAGCCATCTTAGGCAGGCCTCTTCAAAAGTGACATCAGGTAAATCCCCTAGCTTTTCTACTCGCCAGAGTTCTGCTTTTCGCTTGTCGTGCAACTCCTGAGCTTGCCGCTTGTCCTTTGTGCCAAGAGATTCCTTAATTCGTTTCCCGCCCGGGAGCGAATACGAGGCATACCATATTTCATTTCTGCGGAAGAGTGACATTTTCTTTCCTCTGTTATGCCATCACCCGCGCTCACCTGGACAGTATGCAGCGGAGACTGAAGCGCCGCAATGCAAGCTTGCCGTGTTGTGAGGTAAGGAGATTTTGGCTTGGTTGGATCTTTACGTGTTGCCTGTAGGCGGCCTGTGCGTATCCAGTTAATGGCAGTCGGTCTGGATATTTTGAGAAAATGACAGGCCTCATCGAGTGTGAGGCTGTATGGCTCCATTATTTCACCTCTTGCTGTGACATTGTTGAAAAATGGATACCAGCTCGTTGCTGCCAGACGATCCAACCGAGAGTCATATCCCATGCCATGTATTCGTTATCGCCGTTTTTTGCTCTCCGACGATCTACTAAGTCACCGAAACGCTTTTCCATGAATAATTCATAGGCTTCGCGTTCATCTGGCTCTACTTCCAGAGATACGAGTGCGATTTCATAAGCACGGCGCTCAATATCGTCTCGAACCTCTAGGCTGCTGATTCGTTCTTTGATTTCTTTAATCAGTTCTTTATTGGTAAATGTGGTCATTATGCTCCAGCCTCCGGTGCTTTTGGCATTACTGCCCAGTGAGTGATATTGACGTTTTCAAGGTCCCCGACCTGAAATGTCCACTGCCATTCTCCGGTTTCTTTTTGTCCCCAGGTGTACCAGAGAGAACGCCAGCCTTCTCCATTAGCATCAAATAACAGAACACTTTCATTTGCTGGTGGTAGTTCAGCTGACACTGGTATTATTTTTGTTTTCCAGTGCCGCACATTTAGCTTCAAGCGCGTCGAATTTACGTACCAGGTACTCAGCATTTGTTTCGTTCACTTTCAGATCTCGCGGTACACATTTCCCGCGAAGAAACCCTTCCATTTCGAAAACATTCATGCGCATTTGCGTAACTCCGATAAATCGTTAAAACGTTCCATAAACATCCCGTAGGCATGACCCGGTGCCAGTGGAATCACGTTGAACATCTCTGTTGCCGGGATGCCTTCCAGTACAGGCCAGAAAGAGCCATCATCAAGCCCGAGATCGCGGCGTTCGGTTGCCAGCATGATGAGATCGGCATATTTCACGGGTGTACTCATAACTGGGGGTAACCCGTATTTCTCACGGATTACGGCGTCTATTTTTTCTTCCATCCGTTTATAGTCAGGAAGAAGGCGTTTCAGTGGTGCGGGAATGTCCTGGCAATACGCTTCTGTTGCATCATGCATTAACGCTTCAAAAGCAAATTCCTGCGGCACCAGCTGGCTGCAAAGAACCGCATGTTGGGCGACGCTGTAGAAGTGCGAAAGATGACCGGCAAAGCGACAGATATTTGAAAGGGAAACCGCGATATCGTTAATATCGATGTCGTCTTTATTTATCTTGTCATAATAAAAATGCTTCCCGGAAAAAGTTTTAATAAATGACATTTTGTTCTCCACGTATATGCACTGCACCGCGCTGAATTCTGGTAAAAGGAAGCCCTCACCATCCGGTGATTATTGAGTTAATTACGTTTCCATAAATGCCCCCGCAGGGGCATTTGCAGTAATGAAATCAGGCGGTGAAAGTACCAATAAAGGTTTCTACTTTGCTGTCTTTGAATTTCTCAACAAGCAGATCACGAAATTCGTTAGCCATTTCTTCCTGCACCGCTTCCAGCTGAATAATGCGCAGAACCAGTACAGGACGATCGCCAGTGATAATGCTGAGGCGTAATTTAAACGGACGTTCTTTCAGACCTTCAAACGGAACGCATTTAAATTCAAATGCCACTGGCATAATGTCTTTGGTCTTCGCTTCGACAGACTCCATCAGGGAGCGTTTGCCGCTGAAGTCATTATCTTCAAAATCAGCGGTCTGGTTTGCTTCAATCGTGATTTTACGGACTGCCGCAGCCGCTTTTGTTGCTTGAATGGCGTCACCATTAGCATCAAAGCCCACAAGGTAGTCGGCCCAGTCTTCGATCCATTCTGCCAGTGACTTCTGGGAGTTACGCTCGCCGTTAACAGACAACAGAGCAGAGAACGGTGCTGTCTTTTTCAGTTTGAGAGTGGCAGTGTTATCTGCGTGACCTGGCTCATCAATAGTACCCAGGTTAAGCACACTGACGGCACGCATATTATCGGCATCGATAAAGCAGCGGGTGCCTTCATCTGCAAGATCTTTAGAATAACGGGTAAAATCATCGATGCTGGCAGTGGAAAGTGCACCACGGAAACGGAAGCGATTTAAATTAAATTTTTCCAGATCATGAATGCGGAAATTCTCAGGCAATGCCACAGCATCGGCACCAATCTTACTGATAATTTCATTAACACCCTGAGCAGAAATAAGGGCATGGATTTGATTAATTGCGGTTGCGTCTAAGTTCTGAGACATAATAAGTCCTCACTATATAAAGATATTCAGTGATGAGATAAATAATCAGTTTATTACGAACGATATTAACGACCTGCTGCGCGGAGTTTTCCGTCAGGTTCACCGGCAAGAGTCAGTAATTGTCCCTGGTCTTCCTGCAGAATAGTCAGGCGACCACCGCGATTGACATACATCGGCGTTTCGGTGGTGTCTTCTTCGGAAATTTTCCCGCGGTTAGTTGGGCGAACATATGAGAGTTTGTGTTTGATTTTCACACGGTTCTCATCAAACGGTTCGATTTCCAGATTGAGTGAGACCTTCCCTTTGGTTTTCGTGTTCATCACACCGGAAGCGACCTCACTGAGAACTGCGCCGATTTTGGTTTCAAATACGCCGCCGTCCAGCTCCCCGATAAATGCCTGCACATCAGTACTGCGTTCGCTAGCCATTTTGCTGCTCCTCATCATATCGACCCTGCAAGGTCGGTTGGTTTCTCCACAAAACAGAGAAGAACACCTGCGGTGGCAGCCGCCCGGATGGATTGGGTTATGAGCCCGTCGTCCGGTGATGCTCTTCTCTGTTTTGCAAAAAAGGACGGTACCAGCCGGAAGCAAGGGTACAAACTGGTACCGCCAGGACTACACACAGCATAAAGTTGTGGTGCCGGGTGCCTCCCGGTGCCTGGCGAAGGTTGCACACCAGGCGGGTGGGTATCCACAGAAGGTCGACTGTCAGCCTCAACCTTAACCCGCGTGCGCTGAGCCGCATTCACCACAACGCTAAGGATTCTCTCTGGTTGAAAATACTTAGCTGTTATGTGCCTGCTTTTAGCCACATCAGGCGAGGTGGACCTGGTTATTCCCCAACAACAAGGATTCGGTTAATCTGGATATCCCCAACAACAATAAGAGTATTCAATGTGATCGCTGAATTAACGGCAGCAATGACGGCTATTCGTGAAACAGCCCAGATTGCAAAACTAATGAACGAGGCAAAAACTCAAGCTGAAGTAAATGCGGCTATTGGTGAGCTGAACTCAAAGCTTGCGTCTATTCAGCGCGAATGCGTGTCTCTCGTTGAACTGCTGGGCTCTTATCAAGAAATAAATGCTTCTCTCAAAGCTAAAATTGCAGAATTCGAAAACTTTGAGGCTCAGACGGAAGGCTATATCCTTAACCAACTTGAGTCGGGTACTTTTGTATACTCGAAGGAGGTAATCGTGAACGGTGGCAGCATAACCATGCATCTTTGCCCAAAATGTTTTGGACAAAAGATAGTATCGATACTTCAACCATTCCCGGTTAGCGAAGATGAGCTTTTTCATAAAAGCAGGTGCGTCCACTGTGAAAATAAGTTTCTGATGAATAAAAATCCGGATTACGTATCGCCTCCATCCATTGAGGAGTTGTCCAGAAAACTTAACGGCAATCTGTAGATTACTACTGTTGTGGATATCCAGATTGTTAAAGAGCTAAGCGTCCTGTAGGGCGCTTTTTTGTTGCTAACGAATCATCCTGGACTTCATATGCCCCAGGCGGCTACTTCGTGGGCGTCCTGCCTGTTCGTTATCTTTGATATAAAATCTAACTTAACTTAGTTATCATGGCAAGAGAAAACACCAAACTTTTCTTAGTTCGGTGCCTTAGTTAGAGAAGAGAGGTCTTAGAGTTCGTATTGAACTCCTTTGACTACACCAATGATAAGGCAATTACCATTGATAGGGATGTTGGGATACCGAGGATTTAATGGCACTAAAAACTTTTGAGGGCCATCGATGACTAATTTTTTTACTGTAGCTTCGTTTGTTCCATCAAGTCGAGCGATGACTATTTTTCCATGACGAGGTTCTGCATCTGGATCTACAATCACTGTTGCGCCTTCTGGTATTGTTGGGAGGCCATTAGGGTTAGTCATGGAGTCACCTTTAACCTCTAATGCAAATGAGTTATCACCAACCTTTAATGATGTATCTACCCACTTGTCCACTTCACTAAACACTTCTGCTGCCCTGCACTCAGTAAACTGCCCAGCCTGAACCCACGATATTACAGGAACTCTGCGCATGTTTGTGACGAGTTTGCCTTCAAACTCAGCACCATAAAGAATGTAATCTATTGACGTATTGAAGAACTTCGCTAATTTCGAAAGTGCCTCCCCGCCAGGGGTATTGATGTCTTTCTCCCAGTACCCCACAGCAACGTCGCTTACTCCACAAAATTTACCCAATTCTTTCTGGGACGTTCTGGTAACTCTTCTCAGAGCTTTTATACGCTGACCAACCGTTTCCATAGGAGCACCATTTCTTTAATTGCTAAGTAATCTTAGTTTTTATTGACCAAAGATAGATTTGTAATTAGCATCTAACAAAACTTAGTTTGGAGGGCGTATGACAACTGACGATATCGAAAGCTACTTCGGCAGTATTGAGAAAGTTGCTGCTTTTTTCGGCATAACAACTGAAGCCGTTTATCAGTGGCGAAACCGTCCGGGCCAGTTAATTCCAAAAGGACGTGCAGCAGAAGCTGCATATAGAACTTGCGGACGGTTGCCATTTAAACCTGAGCTTTATGAAAAATCTAATGGATAAATCGATTAACAGAAACCACAGAACGATGAGGCTAACCGTGGGTAAGCATCACTGGAAAGTAGAAAAACAGCCTGAGTGGTACGTGAAAGCTGTCAGAAAAACTATCGCAAAGTTGCCGGGTGGTTACGCTGAAGCAGCTGACTGGCTGGATGTAACAGAGAACGCATTATTTAACCGCCTTCGTGCCGATGGCGATCAGATTTTCCCGCTGGGATGGGCAATGATTTTGCAACGTGCTGGTGGAACTCACTTCATTGCTGACGCAGTGGCGCAGTCTGCAAATGGCGTCTTTGTGTCTCTTCCTGACGTCGAGGATGTGGACAACGCCGATATTAACCAGCGCCTGCTGGAAGTCATTGAACAGATCGGCAGTTATTCAAAACAGATTCGTTCAGCAATTGAAGACGGTGTAGTGGAACCGCATGAGAAGACAGCAATTAACGACGAGCTGTACCTCTCAATTTCGAAGCTGCAGGAGCATGCAGCACTGGTCTATAAAATTTTTTGCATTTCAGAAAGTAATGACGCCCGCGAGTGTGCAGCTCCGGGCGCCGTGGCGTGTCGTGACTGTGGAGAAACTAACGCATGAACAGTTTAACAACACACTACCGTCGCTCGCAACTGATTGCGCTTCCTGTACCGGGTGGAAAAGCGAAGGTGGAGTATTGCTATGCAGTAAATGTACCAGGTGACAGGGAAATTGTAACCCACAGCTTTGCAGAGTGGGCTGTGGGTGATTTCAACCGGCAGAAGGAGACAGTCCTTTGCGACAAGTTAACCGCTGGTTCAAAGATCACTACGGAGTGCCCGTCAGAGTCATTCGTTGGGAACCGGAAACACAACGGGTTATCTACCTCCGCGAAGGCTATGAGCATGAGTGCTTCAGTCCGCTCGAACAGTTTCGTCGTAAATTCAGGGAAATAGAGGTCGGTCATGAGCACTAAATTAACCGGCTATGTATGGGATGGTTGCGCAGCGTCAGGCATGAAATTATCCAGCGTGGCAATTATGGCCCGCCTGGCTGATTTCAGTAATGACGAAGGTGTGTGCTGGCCATCGATTGAAACCATTGCCCGCCAGATTGGCGCGGGGATGAGTACCGTCAGAACGGCTATCGCACGGCTGGAAGCAGAAGGCTGGTTAACGCGTAAGGCGCGTCGCCAGGGTAACCGCAATGCGTCGAATGTTTATCAGCTTAACGTTGCGAAGCTTCAGGCAGCGGCATTTTCTCAACTGTCAGATTCTGACCCGTCAAAATCTGACGCATCAAAATCTGACCCGTCAAAATTTGATGCGTCGAAATCTGGCAAAAAAGCGGGTTTTCACCCGTCAGAATCTGGCGGGGATCCGTCAGTAAAATCAAAACATGATCCGTCAGATAAAAAACCTTCTCGTCCGGACTCTTCGCAACCGGACACGCAGACGGCTGAACAGGATTTTTTAACTCGCCATCCTGATGCGGTTGTATTCAGCCCTAAAAAGCGCCAGTGGGGGACGCAGGATGATTTGACCTGCGCACAGTGGCTCTGGAAAAAAATCATCGCCCTGTACGAGCATGCCGCCGAATGTGACGGCGAGGTGGTTCGTCCCAAAGAACCGAACTGGACAGCCTGGGCAAACGAAATTCGCCTGATGTGTGTGCAGGATGGTCGTACTCATAAACAAATCTGCGAGATGTACAGCCGCGTCAGTCGCGATCCGTTCTGGTGCCGTAACGTGCTCAGCCCGTCGAAGCTGCGGGAAAAATGGGATGAGCTTTCCCTGCGCTTATCGCCGTCCGTCAGCACGTACACCGAAAAACGCGAAGACCCGTACTTCAAAGCCAGTTACGACAACGTGGACTACAGCCAGATCCCGGCAGGATTCAGGGGGTGATCATGAGTCTTTTGAATGACGTTCAGAAATTCATTGAAGCCCATCCGGGGTGTACTTCCGGAGACATTGCGGATGCTTTTGCAGGTTACTCACGACAGCGCGTTCTGCAGTCAGCAAGCAAGTTACGTCAGAGTGGGCGTGTGGCTCACCGTTGTGAAGGGGATACACGCAGACATTTCCCGCGGCTGACTGAGATACCGCAGGAGCCGGAACCGCAACCAGTTCGTGAATCCAGACCTGTGCGCAATTTCTATGTCGGCACTAACGATCCCCGGGTGATTTTGTGCCTGACCCGCCAGGCGGAAGAACTGGAGTCCAGGGGCTTATACCGTCGTGCTGCAACGGTGTGGATGGCGGCATTCCGTGAAAGCCACTCCCAGCAAGAGCGAAACAATTTTCTTGCGCGTCGTGAGCGGTGTTTACGGAAAAGCAGCAAGCGCGCTGCATCGGGTGAAGAGTGGTATCTGTCAGGGAATTACGTGGGGGCTTAATGAGTAATAAATATTGCCAGGCGCTGGTGGAGCTGCGGAACAAACCAGCCCATGAACTGAAGGAAGTGGGCGATCAGTGGCGCACGCCGGACAACATTTTCTGGGGAATTAACACCCTGTTTGGCCCGTTTGTTCTGGATCTGTTTACTGATGGTGATAACGCCAAATGCGCCGCGTATTACACTGCGGAAGACAACGCGCTGGCGCATGACTGGTCAGAACGTCTTGCGGAGCTTAAAGGTGCTGCCTTTGGTAATCCCCCGTACAGCCGCGCCAGTCAGCATGAGGGGCAATACATCACCGGCATGCGTTACATCATGAAGCATGCCAGTGCCATGCGTGATAAAGGCGGGCGCTATGTTTTCCTGATCAAAGCTGCCACCAGCGAAGTGTGGTGGCCGGAAGATGCAGACCATATTGCTTTTATTCGCGGGCGTATTGGTTTTGAACTGCCAGCCTGGTTTATCCCGAAGGACGAGAAGCAGGTGCCGACAGGCGCTTTCTTCGCTGGTGCTATTGCTGTTTTCGACAAGACCTGGAAGGGACCGGCAATCAGCTACATCGGGCGCGATGAACTTGAGGCATGTGGTGAGGCCTTTCTGGCGCAGGTTCGCCAGCAGGCGGAAAAACTGGTCAGGGAGATGGCGGCATGACGACGTTAACTCAATGCCAGCAGCAGGTGCTGGATATGCTGATTTCTTACCAGCAAGAACGTGGCTTTCCGCCAACCAATCAGGAGGTGGCAACCATGCTGGGATACCGTTCGGTGAATGCAGCGGTGGAGCATCTTCGCGCACTGGAGAAAAAAGGCGTCATCACGATAAAGCGTGGCGTGGCCCGGGGGATAACTCTTCATACCGCGGTGAAGGACGACGACAGCGAGGCGGTCGGGATTATCCGCGCACTGCTTGCCGGTGAGGAAAACGCCAGGCTGCGTGCAGCCCACTGGTTACATGAGAGGGGCCTGAAAGTATGAAGCTGATCTTGCCTTTCCCTCCCAGCGTGAACACGTACTGGCGACACCCCAACAAAGGGGCGTTTGCTGGTAAGAGTCTGATAAGCGCAGCGGGGCGCAAATTCCAGAGCGCGGCGTGCGCAGCAATAGTTGAGCAGTTACGTCGTCTGCCGAAACCAACGTCGGCACCTGCTTCAGTGGAGATCGTGTTGTTTCCTCCGGATAACCGGATCCGCGATCTGGACAACTATAACAAGGCGCTGTTTGACGCCCTGACCCATGCGGGTGTGTGGGAAGACGACAGTCAGGTGAAAAGAATGCTGGTGGAGTGGGGACCGGTTATCCCGAAAGGGAAGGTCGAGATCACTATCAGTAAGTACGAGAAAACGGCGGGTGCAGCCGCCTGATCAAGAGGAGAAACGAAGTATGAATAATCTGATGGTCATTGATGGTATTGAAGTTCGTCGTGATGCTTATGGGCGTTACAGCCTGAACGATCTGCATCGCGCAGCAGTAGCATCTGGTGCAAATGCCAGAACCAAGGAGCCGGGAAAGTTTCTTTCCAGCCAACAAACTGTTGAGCTTGTTCATGAATTGACCAACACCCAGAATTTGGGTGTTGACCCGGTGAGTGTGATTCATGGGGGAAATGAACGGGGAACGTATGTCTGCAAGGAACTGGTGTATGCCTATGCAATGTGGATCAGCCCGTCATTCCATCTGAAGGTGATCCGTACTTTCGATATGGTAACCAGCGCACCGGAAAAATTATCCGGACAGGCTGCTGACAAGATGCAGGCTGGCGTGATCCTGCTGGACTTTATGCGCCGGGAGTTAAACCTGTCTAACTCTTCAGTGCTTGGTGCCTGTCAGAAACTCCAGGAGGCTGTTGGCTTACCGAATCTGGCACCGCGCTATGCCATTGATGCTCCTGCTGATGCACACGATGGCTCAAGTCGCCCGACACTGTCACTGAGTGCACTGCTGAAACAGTATGGTATACGCCTGACGGCTAATCAGGCATATCACCAGATGGTGAAACTGGGGATCGTCGAGCAGCGCGAACGATACAGCCGTACAGCGATTAACAACATCAAAAAATTCTGGTCGCTGACAGCGAAAGGTTGCATGTTCGGCAAGAACATCACCAGTCCCGCAAATCCGCGCGAGACGCAGCCGCATTTCTTCGAATCCCGATTCCCTGAGCTGTTAAAGCTGCTCGATACCGTTCATTGAGGTGACCGTGAGAGCACTACTGACCCCTGAAATTGCCCCGCGTATGGGGATCGTATTGTTCAGGCCAGGTTCAGAGCTGATGCCCCTGTTTATGCAGGGGCGTGTCCTGCTGGAGCCTGAGCCGGAGCGTTATTCATCTTTCGCCAGTGGTGCCGTTCCGGCGGCATCACAACCGCTGGCGGATGATCCTGCCGTTCGGGCCGTGTTCCGCAATGAGGCAGTGATCCGTCGTGCTGGTGGCGTGGAATGTCTTGAAAGCTGGTTACTTCGTGAAAAAGGCTGCCAGTGGCCTCATTCCGACTGGCACAGCGAGAACATGACCACAATGCGACACGCTCCGGGTGCAATCCGTCTGTGCTGGCACTGCGATAACCAGCTGCGCGATCAGTTCACGGAACGGCTGGAATCAATGGCAACGGATAACTGTGCCCGCTGGGTGTTGTCTGTTGTGCGTCGGGATCTCGGTTTTGATGACAGTCACGTTGTGACAATGCCGGAACTGTGCTGGTGGCTGATTCGTAATGACCTGGCGGATGCCTTACCGGAAAGTGCAGCCCGTAAGGCACTGAGATTACCGAAGCCTGTTGTGCCGTCTGTCTCCCGGGAAAGTGACCTTGTGCCTTCGGTTCCTGCCACCAGCATCATCCAGGATAAGGCGAAAAAGGTGCTGGCGCTGAAAGTGGATCCGGAGTCGCCGGAGTCTTTTATGTTACGCCCAAAACGTCGCCGCTGGGTTAATGAAAAGTACACGCGCTGGGTTAAGACACAGCCGTGTGCATGTTGTGGAAAGCCCGCTGATGATCCCCACCACCTGATAGGTCACGGTCAGGGGGGAATGGGAACAAAAGCGCATGACCTTTTTGTGTTGCCTTTGTGCAGAAAGCATCACGACGAGCTGCATGCGGATACCGTGGCATTTGAAGAGAAGTATGGCTCCCAGCTGGAGCTGATATTTCGTTTTATCGATCGTGCGCTGGCAATTGGCGTGCTGGCGTAAGTGGAGAACGAGCATGAACCTTGAAGCCTTACCGAAATATTACTCCCCGAAATCTCCAAAATTGAGCGATGACGCACCGGCGACAGGCTCTGGTGGTTTAACAATTACGGATGTAATGGCTGCGCAGGGGATGGTGCAGTCGAAAGCACCGCTTGGGTTTGCCTTATTCCTGGCAAAAGTTGGTGTTCAGGATCCTCAGTTTGCGATTGAAGGTCTGCTCAATTACGCGATGGCACTGGATAACCCGACATTGAACAAATTGAGTGAAGAAACCCGGTTACAGATCATCCCTTACCTTGTGAATTTTGCCTTTGCTGATTATTCCAGGTCTGCGGCAAGTAAGGCTCGCTGTGAGCATTGTGCTGGTACTGGATTTCATAATGTATTGCGCGAAGTGGTGAAACACTCCAGAAGCGGGGAATCTGTTATCAAGGAAGAGTGGGTGAAGGAACTGTGTCAGCATTGTCATGGTAAGGGAGAAGTCAGCACAGCGTGCAGAGGGTGTAAGGGTAAAGGTATTGTCCTGGATGAAAAAAGAACCCGGCTTCATGGCACGCCTGTTTATAAGGTTTGTGGGCGTTGCAATGGAAACCGGTTTAGCCGTTTACCAACCACACTGGCGCGGCTTCATGTCCAGAAGCTGGTACCAGACCTGACGGATTATCAGTGGTACAAAGGATATGCAGATGTCATTGATAAACTGGTTACAAAGTGCTGGCAGGAAGAAGCATATGCAGAGATACAATTGAGAAAGGTGACAAGATAAATGGTTTTCGCCGAAGATGACGACATGATGCTTGCGTTTTTCAAAAAATATGGATAAGATTTTCACAACGATGGGCTTTGTATGTCTACCGTTGATAAGATTTAAGAACCCGCCACTGAGCGGGTTTTTTTGTACCTGTAAACTTGGTGCAGTACAGTAAACACGCTGGTGGTCGTGAATACTGACTTTTTATCTTGCTGGCTTTTTAGACAAGAGTTACTGGTATGTCATGTTAACCAGAAGGGAAAAAGACATGCTAAAACAGCAAGATATGACAGAAACCGCCGCCGCAGTCCTTCATTTCTTACCTGCTGACAAGTGGGTAACGCCACGCATGATGACGAGAACTACCGGAGTAAGCGAAGCCCGGTGCCAGTTAATACTGACTCAGTTAGTTCTGGCGGGGCTGGCGAAGGATAACGGCGGGTACGGGAATAAATTCAGACGCTGCCAGTAATGGCGGTTTCCTGCTGTGAAAATGGGCGGCTGGTGGGTGTTGGTAGCACCTGCCAGCCATTCGCTCATGCTTACTGGTCACAAGCGAACCACGGCCCACTGCTTTAGCGCAAAAGCAGAGTGAGCCTACCAGAGTTACGCTTACTGATCCATGAAAAATACTGTAAAAATAAACAGTGTTGATTTAATCAACGCTGATTGCCTGCATTTTATTCAGTCCCTGCCTGATGATTCCATTGACCTGATTGTTACCGATCCGCCGTACTTCAAGGTGAAACCCAACGGCTGGGACAATCAGTGGAAAGGGGACGAAGATTACCTTAAGTGGCTGGACCACTGTCTGGCCCAGTTCTGGCGGGTGTTAAAACCTGCCGGAAGCCTTTACCTGTTCTGTGGGCATCGCCTGGCATCTGATATTGAGATCATGATGCGTGAACGTTTCAACGTGCTTAACCATATCATCTGGGCGAAGCCGTCCGGACGTTGGAATGGGTGTAATAAAGAAAGTCTGCGCGCATATTTTCCTGCCACAGAGCGCGTTCTGTTTGCTGAACATTACCAGGGGCCATATCGCGGCAAAAGTGACGGCTATGCGGCAAAAGAAAGGGAACTCAAACAGCACATAATGGCACCGCTGATATCGTATTTTAGGGATGCTCGTGCCGAACTGGGTATAACGGCAAAACAAATTGCCGAAGCCACAGGTAAGAAAAATATGGTTTCCCACTGGTTTGGTGCCAGTCAGTGGCAGTTGCCGAATGAGGCTGACTATCGGAAGTTACAGGCACTGTTTTCCCGTATAGCGGCAGAGAAGTTTCAGGAACAACAACTGGAACAACCACACCACCAGCTGGTGGCATCTTATGATTCACTGAATCGCAAATATTCTGAATTGCTGGATGAGTTTAAATCTCTCCGGCGCTATTTCTCCGTATCAGTCTCCGTGCCTTATACCGATGTCTGGATGCATAAACCCGTTCAGTTCTACCCGGGTAAACATCCGTGTGAGAAACCGGCGGATATGCTCAGGCAAATAATCAATGCCAGTAGTCGACCTGGTGATCTGGTTGCTGATTTTTTTATGGGATCCGGTTCCACAATAAAAGCAGCAATGGCGCTGGGGCGTCGGGCCTTAGGTGTTGAGCTTGAGTCAGAGCGGTTTAACCAGACAGTGAAAGAGATAAACGAGCTGGTGGGGAAATAATCTGGTGGCCACGTCAGGTGGCCTTTTTATTTCCATTACACAGCACCCGCATCTGCGAGGTGGGGTTATGAAATCCATGGATAAGTTAACAACGGGTGTCGCCTATGGCACCTCAGCAGGTAGTGCCGGGTACTGGTTTTTACAGTTGCTCGATAAAGTCACGCCCTCACAGTGGGCGGCAATAGGTGTGCTGGGTAGTCTGGTATTTGGCCTGCTGACGTACCTGACAAACCTTTATTTCAAGATTAAAGAAGATAAGCGCAAGGCTGCGAGAGGTGAATAATGCCTCCATCATTACGAAAAGCAGTTGCTGCTGCTATTGGTGGCGGAGCAATTGCTATAGCATCAGTGTTAATCACTGGCCCAAGTGGTGACGATGGCCTGGAAGGTGTCAGCTACATACCATACAAAGATATCGTTGGCGTATGGACTGTATGTCACGGACACACCGGAAAAGACATCATGCTCGGTAAAACGTATACCGAAGCAGAATGCAAAGCCCTCCTGAATAAAGACCTTGCCACGGTTGCCAGACAAATTAACCCGTACATCAAAGTCGATATACCGGAAACAACGCGCGGCGCTCTTTACTCGTTCGTCTACAACGTGGGTGCTGGCAATTTCAGAACATCGACGCTTCTTCGCAAAATAAACCAGGGCGATATCAAAGGCGCATGTGACCAGCTACGTCGCTGGATATACGCTGGCGGTAAGCAATGGAAAGGCCTGATGACTCGTCGTGAGATTGAGCGTGAAGTCTGTTTGTGGGGGCAGCAATGAGCAGAGTAACCGCGATTATCTCCGCTCTGATTATCTGCATCATCGTCTGCCTGTTATGGGCTGTTAATCATTACCGTGATAACGCCATCGCCTACAAAGAGCAGCGCGACAAAGCCGCATCCACTATCGCTGATATGCAGAAGCGTCAACGTGATGTAGCAGAACTCGACGCCAGATACACAAAGGAGCTTGCTGATGCTAACGCGACTATCGAAAGTCTTCGTGCTGATGTTTCTGCTGGGCGTAAGTGGCTGCGCGTCAAAGCTGTCTGTCCAGACATGCATAAAATCACCGCCGCCTCCGGCGTGGATGATGGCACCAGCCCCAGACTTACTGACACCGCTCAACGGGATTATTTCACCCTTAGAAAGCGGATTGAAACCAGTGATAAAATGATCCGAGGCTTGCAGCAATACATTCGCACGCAGTGTGTAAGATGAGCAATCTTTGCTAATTAGCCATGAAATAGATAAATATCAGGCCAACGATGATTAGTGCCAGGCATCCTAATTGGTCAGAATGGCTGGCATTTGATCGTCTTGCTCTTCTTGCAGTTGATTGGACAGCCCTCTGTCCTCGACTTCCTCTTGGCATTCCTCTCATTTATTCTCTCTCAACATTGATATTGAACTGACAGATGATAATTATTTCATGAAAGTGGTATCTCGTTGATTTGATTACGCTACATAGTCGCCGGATTTTCGCATTTATCGGCATCGGGCGGTGCAAAATTGGCATAATCGAAACGTAGAGTTTTTGGCTGACAACAGCATTAGCGGTCACCCGGAGAGTGTTGTGAACATGTTAATTACATGACGCTTTAGATGCATCGACATTTGATGATGCTTGTCAGACCTGTCATTTTCTTTGCTTCATTTTCAACATTGAGGAAGTTGGTTGAGCATATTTTTTGATAATCTCCAGTTGTGAATCCTGTTTTATCGATCTTGCGTTTCAAGGGATTAATCGTTTTGCAAGATGCTCTATGGATTCTGGTAAAGCATTCGTCAGATTTATTACCTTTACCTCTGGTTCGCTTCAATGCATTGACAACATATCCGTCTGGATTATCGCCAAGCCAATTACGATAGTCTGATTCACTCTCAGTCTGAAGGTCACTTCTGAATACCTTTATGGACATGAAGATACTCCTGTGCATTTATGGTACGAAGAAATAGCAAAAGTATTTTTACCGTAAATTGCGAATCTACAAAAGCAAAACAATGCGTAATATCAGAGTGAATATTCTGCCTTTAATGTGGGTCCTTCTGATGACCTGAGCTCTCACGGGGCGGAAGGCGCGCGGGTTTTCGCTATTTATGACAATTTTCCGGTTTAAGGCGTTTCCGTTCTTCTTCGCCGTAACCTAATGTTTTTATTTAAAACACCCCGTGAAAAGAAAGGAAACGACAGGTGCTGAAAACGGGCTTTTTGGCCTCTGTCGTTTCCTTTCTCTGTTTTTGTCCGTGGAATGAACAATGGAAGTCAACAAAAAGCAGCTGGCTGACATTTTCGGTGCGAGTATCCGTACCATTCAGAACTGGCAGGAACAGGGAATGCCCGTTCTGCGAGGCGGTGGCAAGGGTAATGAGGTGCTTTATGACTCTGCCGCCGTTATAAGATGGTATGCCGAAAGGGATGCTGAAATTGAGAACGAAAAGCTGCGCCGGGAAGTTGAAGAACTGCGGCAGGCCAGCGAGACAGATCTCCAGCCAGGGACTATTGAGTACGAACGCCATCGACTTACGCGTGCGCAGGCC